ATGGACAGCGAGATCGAAGAGCTACCTACAGATTATGTACGTGGTCTTGATTTTAAGATTGTAAAAACATCCAAGGGCGGTTATGCAGATTATTCAACTTCAACTTGGGCACGCCGCGAACGCGCACTCAATAATGATGAAAATGCTGCAATAGAACAGTACGGGTTGTTTAATCTTCAAGATTTTCTTCCTAAGAAGCCCAGCGAAGTCGAACTCAAGGTCATGAAGGAAATGTTTGAAGCATCAGTAGATGGTGAGGCATTTGACATGGATCGTTGGGGACAATACTTCAAGCCTGCTGGTATGGGCGGCAGCGGTTCGTCGACCGGTGAAACTGCACCAGCCTCTTCATCAAGGAATGTTTCAACGCCTGCCGTTACAAATGATGACAATGATACTTCTTTGTCTACTAGCACACCTGAGTCAGGAAATCCTTCTGCAGGTGGAGATGCCAGTGATCGTGCCAAGGACATTTTGGCAATGATTCGTAGCCGTCAGCAAGCCAATTAAGTTAGGAAGATGCCGTTTGGTATATAAAATACACATTTGATATTTTATATACCAAACGACACTTCTTAATATATTAGTAAAGGTAAAATAATCAATGACAGGTCGTGCATTCGACATTAGCAAATTTAGAAAATCCATTACTAAGTCCATTGATGGTCTAGGAATAGGGTTTAATGATCCAACAGATTGGATCAGTACAGGAAATTTTGCATTAAATTATTTAATTTCAGGGTCGTTCTTTAAGGGCATTCCACTAGGCAAAGTAACAGTATTTGCGGGTGAATCTGGTGCAGGTAAATCATACATCTGCTCGGGTAATATTATCAAACATGCACAAGAACAGGGCATTTATGTTGTACTAATCGACAGCGAGAATGCGCTAGACGAAGCATGGTTGCAGGCACTCGGAGTTGACACTTCGGAGGATAAGCTTCTTAAGCTAAACATGGCAATGATCGACGATGTTGCACGGACAATATCAGAGTTTATGAAAGAATACAAGACAATGGATCCGGACATTCGTCCGAAGGTATTGTTTGTGGTAGATTCATTAGGTATGCTACTGACTCCTACTGATGTTAATCAGTTTGAAGCTGGCGAAATGAAGGGTGATATGGGTCGTAAACCTAAAGCACTCACTGCATTAGTTCGTAACTGTGTTAATATGTTCGGTTCATACAACGTAGGATTAGTTGCAACTAATCACACATATGCTTCACAAGATATGTTTGACCCAGATGACAAAATTTCAGGCGGTCAAGGCTTTGTTTATGCATCAAGTATTGTTGTTGCAATGAAGAAGCTCAAGCTCAAGGAAGATGAAAACGGTAATAAGGTCGGCGATGTACTTGGCATACGTGCTGCATGTAAAATCATGAAGACACGCTACGCAAAGCCGTTTGAGTCAGTTCAAGTACAGATTCCGTATTCTACAGGCATGAAACCAACTTCTGGGTTAGTTGATATGTTTGAAAAAATGGGAGTGTTATCTAAAGTAGGTAATAAGTTAGCATACACTGACAAAGAAACCGGTGAGATTATTGCCGAATTTCGAAAAAATTGGAGTGAGGATAAGCTGACACTAATTATGCAACAATGGGATGAAAAATTAATTTCTCCTATTGAAAATACTTTAGAAAAGGCCGATTCAGAATAATGGAAGAACAAGATATTATGAATATCTGGGATATATTTTTAGAGTATATCCCAGATAAGAATCGAGATGTAGCAGCTACACGATATGTTGCTTATTTGATTTCTTGCGATACTGATATGGAAATTTTAGAATCGATTCTTGGAAATGACGATTATCTAGATAGTGCTATCGAGGAAATTTTAGAAGATCACGATAGCAATTTGGAAGATGAAGACGAAGACAAGGATTGGTAATGAATTGGTACTCAAAAGTCAGTAAGGACATTAGTCATTTACCCGATTGTATTGAGTACTACTATAACCAGCTGGCTGATGCAAAAAGAGAAACCAAAGTTTATGGAAATCTCGAACAAGCATCAGCCAGTTTACCCGGTATTGTAGAACAGAGATTCAATCAACTTCAGGAAATTGAAGCAGTACTCGAATATCTCAATATTGAACTACGACGCACACGTAGTAAAGCATTTAAGAAATACTTAGAAAACTATCAACGTGCATTAAGTAGTAGAGATTGTGAAAAATATGTCGACGGCGAAGCTGATGTTGTCGATCTTGAAAAAATTGTCAACGAGTTTGCATTATTAAGAAACCAATGGCTAGGAATAATCAAAGCTTTGGATAACAAAGGATATCAAATTAATAATATCATAAAACTACGTGTGAGTGGTATGGAAGATATTCATATTTAAAAATTTGATTTTTTAATACATCTGTTGTATAATACACGATACAACACTAGGTTTGCAGGAAGGCAATCATGTATATTGAAGATCTAATTAAATTGATAACAAATAATTTTAGCCATCTTATTTCCTATAGAGATATGGAAATATTGCAGAGTATCTGTGATCAGCTTTATCTGAATAGTAGTGTTACAGAAAAACAAAGTTTGCTATTGCTTCGAATATTGAACACGCATAAAGATCGATTACGCTCAGTAATTTATGATATCGATGCAGTGTTAGAGAATGCTAGATGGCAAAAACCTTTTCGAACTCTGAACAATATTAGAAGAGTATCTATAGAAAAAAGAAAATCGCCTACTACCGGCATCGAGAGATCTAATATTGTTGTTAGATTTCCTTTTGATAAAGAACTAGTAGACCAATTTCGATCATTAAATTCCCAGTCTCATCCATTATTTCGAGGAACATTTGATCAGGATGACAAAGTCTGGGTATTTGGTCTAAACGAACTTAATATTCTTAACCTCGGAGATAGTGTCTTATCAAGAGAATTCCATTTATCCGAGGACTTCCTCGAATATTATAATCAATGCAATGATATTCGCACAAATATCGAAAAACATATTCCTTTACTTGTGCAGCAAAATGACAAATATCTAATTAACAATGCCCATGCATTGATTCCTCAACCAGAGACTGATAATCTATCTAAAGCACTATTTCATGCAAGATTGTACGGAGTTACCACATGGTCTGACGAAATTGAAGATAAAATTAATAAAGAATTAAGTCCAGTTACGAAAAAAATATTGTTGTCTACTAAGAAAAATCGACCATGGTTTAACAGTGATACAGTAAACATCAATGAATTTGAAGAGCTATTGACATACAATGGTCCAATTCTTATTATTGTACCTGGCGGTAGTGAATTAGAGTTAACAAAAAAATGGGTTAAATTTGCACAAATACTAGGTATCGGCAATAAAGAAATCAGTGTGATGTTTCGACTACCTAATGATCAAAATTCCTTTAATCAGTATATCAAAGATAATCAGTTAAACACTATACCTAATAGCAACACAAAATTAATATTTGTAAGTACTAAAATACCCAAACCTTTAATTAAATCAAGTATTAAGATTGATACTATAATCAACCTAGGTTACTACATCAATATGCATTTTTCAATGAATGCAATGGTTGAAAACTCCTGCAATTTAGTATATTATAGTATAACAGAACCGGTAGTATTCAAAAAATGGCAACAGCAAGAATTATAATAAAAGACGAAATTAATGTTAAGATAGAAGGGTTAGACTTAGATACTAGAAAAGAACTAGTAAAAAAGTTCAAACATTTTCAACAAAGTGCAAGATATCAACCAGCCTATCGACTAGGAAGATGGGATGGATGTATTAGTTTCTTTGGTCTCGGAGGAACAACCTACATCGGTATGTTAGATCGTATTCTTCCATTATTAGAACAATGGGGATATTACATCGAAGTTGACGATCAACGTAACAATACACTATTAGAATTTGATCAAATTACAGAAGAATTTTGGGGGGAACAAACTTGGCCTAGTGGTCATCGATTTGCCGGCGAACCCATAAGACTGCGAGAAGATCAAGTACAGGCCATTAATACTTTTTTAGAAAATCCTCAATCGCTGCAAGCACTTGCTACTGGCTTTGGAAAAACTATTGTAACTGCTACAATGAGCAAGATTTGTGAAAAATACGGTAGAACAATCACAATAGTTCCAAATAAAACGCTAGTCGAACAGACTGAAGAAGATTTTATAAATGTAGGATTAGATGTAGGAGTTTACTATGGAGATCGCAAAGATCTAAATAAAACTCATACAATCTGCACCTGGCAGAGCCTTAATGTATTAGATAAAAAAAGCAAGAATCACGAACACGAAATTGTTTCTCTTACAGAATTTCTAGAAAACGTCAACACAGTTATTGTTGATGAAGTACATCAGGCCAAGGCAGAAGTACTAAAAAATCTTCTTACTCAAAATTTACGAAATGCCCCAATTAGATGGGGCCTTACTGGAACTATTCCTAAAGATGATCTTGAATTCGAAAGCATTAAGTGTAGCCTAGGTGATGTAGTTGGAAGAGTAAATGCTCATGAACTGCAGGAAAAAGGAATTCTCAGTAATTGTCATGTAAACATTATTCAGACGCAGGAATTTAGAGAATTTAGTTCATATCCCGAAGAGTTGAAATATCTAGTAACTGACGATGTTAGAATAGAATGGTTGTCAAAATTCATCAAGGAAGTATCTACTTCAGGAAATACACTGGTATTAGTTGATCGAATTGAATGTGGCAAAAAATTACAGATTGAATTAAGTAATATATTTTCTATTTTGAAAGAGAACCCAGATGTTAAATTCATTTCTGGTGCAGTAAAATCAAAAGATCGAAAGGAAGCATATGCAGAAGTTGCATCATCTGATAACAAAATCACTATTGCCACTTATGGAGTTGCAGCAGTTGGAATTAACATTCCTAGGATATTTAACCTTGTGCTTGTTGAGCCAGGAAAATCGTTTGTAAGAGTTATTCAAAGTATTGGCCGAGGATTACGTAAAGCTAATGACAAAGATCATGTCGAAATATATGATTTTACTGCAAATACAAAATACGCTAAAAAACATCTAACCGAACGAAAAAGGTATTATAAAGAAGCAAAATACCAATTTACCATTGAGAAAGTTAAAATATAATGCAAATTCTGCTATTAGAAAATCGAACATTTTATTTAAATGATTTACCAGAAGTCGTCGACGACGATCTTAGGTTTGCAGTGCTAGATAACAGTGATAATCAAAATCCTGATTATTTTTTCTTACCGTTGATATTTTTAGAATCATTCACAGGACCTGCAGTAGTACTAAGAATTGGTAAACATGAAATTACCATGCCCCTAGATTGGTGTACAATTGTAGGAGATCCAACTGGCCCGGAACTAGAAGTGTTACCATTAACTAGTCTTAATGATCGCGGATTTAAAACCTTTACATTCAATCCGTTGAGCTCATTTAGACCAGAATTTTATGATATTGATATCATCAATGTTTATCAAGATGTCAAATGGTATTTTCCAAAAATGAAACCTGGTCAACTATTGTGTGTTCCTTTACACAGTGGTGAAAAACCTATCTGTGCATACTTTGTCAAAGAGGTCAGTCGACAATGTGAAATGGTTCATTATACCAAATGCTGGTAATAAAGACTGACAATCTAAACAGAAGGTACTATAATAAGGGGTAGTTATGGCTTTAGATATTAAACGTGAACTAGCAGGGATAGATCTTAGAAACTATGATTTCTATGATCGCCTTTCTGATGATGAAAAGAAATCATTTAGTCCCTATATATTAATGAGATATGTCAGTAATGTAGATGGTGATCGAGACCTACAAGAATGGTTTGTAGAAATGACCAATGAGTTAGTCAACAAGGATCATTGGTCATTAAGTAAAAATCATAAAGCACTTCTTTGGAAACTATTTGCAAGTTGCGGCGGAGGAGTTAAAGCATATCATCCGTATCTCAAAGCAGGCGGCAAGGAAAAAGCGATCAAAATCGAAAAACTCTTACTAGAAATATATCCATCGATGAAAATGAGCGATATTAAATTGATGGCTAGCATGATGACTAAAGAAGATAAAAATGAGTTATTTGATAAAATGGGATTCGATAAAAAACAACGTAAGGAATACGAATAATGAAAGATAAGTTAGGTTTTGCATTTAATGTAGGATGCAGAGTTGCTCGAGCAATATCAGTAGGTCGTAGCAGCACAGATCTTGCAATTTGTACTGTAACACGTATCGAAAATGGAAAAATCTATCTCGATGATAGTAAGGTTCATATTAGATTTCCTGAACGGTTGTTAATTATTGAACAAGACCCATTATACCGTATGGTTAAAAACTACGAGAATTCTAAACCGTGATTAATTTAGAAGACCAACCATTTAACTGTGTACATTGCGGCAAGAGTTTTATGAAGAACTAATTTTCAATAACTTGTTTAATTCGTAAAGCGTGATTCCTAGAGCATCCTGTGCATATTTTTTGCAGGCATAATCTATACCGTTTACAACAACCGGAGTTGCGTTAGAATTTTTACTACCGCAGGTCTTTCCTTTTCGCTGTTTAGACCATAAACTTCGGGTTTCTTCGGAAATTTTTCGGCCTTTAGATTGTTCAGAACGCTTTAATCTAAGTCTAGATGCAGCTTCTATCCCATACATTTCTTCGTAAGTTAACCCTTTCTTACCCGAAGGAATTCCTTTTCTTTTTGAAGGTTTTCCTTTTTTTGCAATACTTAATTTTTGTTTGTGCTCTTCTGTTTTTGGTCCTTTAGGAATTCCTTTTTGAGATATCGATCTTTTTAAATTCGATTCTGCAGATTCTGGAATATTTTTATGAACTTTTGATATTGCCTCACTGCGTAATTTTCTCGATAACTCATACATTTTAGAACTAGGAGTATATCTATTATGTTTTTTACTAGAAGTCAACATTCGATTCAAGGCAAAAGCCATTTTATATTTTGCAGATCCACTTAGCATCTTTGTTAGTAATAAATGACAAACAAAATGCTGCCTAGCAGACAGCCGAACTAAATTGCTAGGATCATTTGAACCACCTAAACATTTAGGAATAATATGATGTTTTTCTGTATATCCTGCAAGGTCTCTTGACTTTGTGCTGTTAATAATGTTATAATACCATGAAGTATATTTGTTTAGTAGGAACATAAATGATGAATAATCCGTTGTTAGTGGAGCAGCCAAATCAATGTGTTCATTGTGGTAAAAAATTTGTTCTTCCCCGAACTTTATTTAGTCACCTCTGTGAGCAGAAAAGACGGGCTCTTCAAAAAGATGAGAAACGTGTTCAGGCAGGTTATATGGCTTTTAATAGATTTTTTCAACTTACACAAAATGCAAAGAAGAAAAAAAGTTATGAAGAATTTTGTAAAACTAGCTATTATAATGCTTTCGTCAAGTTTGGTAGTTTTGTCAATAATGTTAATCCTCTTTATCCCGATAAGTTTATTGACTATGTTATTAAAAGCGGCGTAAAATTAGACCATTGGTGTAGAGATGAACTTTATGAAAAATATCTTTATGATATGCTTAAAGTAGAACCTGTAGAATCAGCAGTTCAGAGGACTATCTCTACTATGATTGAGTGGGGAGATTCTAACGCTGCTGTATACACTCATTATTTTGACTATGTTAATTTGAATCGTGCTGTGCATGACATTAAAAATGGAAAAATCAGCTGTTGGGTAATGCTAAATTGCCGCAGTGGTAAGGAAATGTTAAACAAATTCAGTGACGAACAATTAGATATGATTGCTCCGGCATTAGATATGCCGCATTGGGTAAAGCGTTTTAGAGAAACGCCAGCAGATGTTGCGTTAGTTAAAGAAATATGCAAAGAGACCGGAATAGCATGACTACACTTAATAAAGCCAGAGAATTTTTATCTAGATGGCGAATGACCATTGTCGATTCTAACCGCAGGACACCTTCCTATCCGAAACATATCACTTATTATCAATATGATGATATCAACAATATGCCAACTCACTACGAAACTGAAATTCTACATACTATTCAAATTCCCGAAAGTGCATTAGAAGCATTGGTAGACTTCTATGAACGGGTAGAAGAGAGTATGAAATACACAGGTAGTATGGATGTTTTCAATCATTATATTGAACGGCAAAACGCAGATAAAGCGATAAGAGAGAAATATCCTACAGTGCAAAAAGCCTACGATCAATATATGATGCTGTATAAGCTCGCAAAATCAGGTGAAAATAATGCCAGACGTTGACTTAGATTTTGCTAACAGAGACGAAGTGCTATCAATTATACCACATGTGCCGGCAATGATTAACGGTAATAAGAAGCATAATACAGGCGTATATTGTCAAGAAATTCCAGTTAATCCGCTCACAGGGTTATCTGCAATTGAGTATAATGAAGCAGAAGAGCGTGGATATTTTAAGATCGACTTTTTAAATGTTAATGTATATAAAGATATTCAAAACGAAGCACATTTACAAGAACTAATGGAGCAAGAACCATTATGGGATTTGTTAAAACAGGATGATTTCGTAAATCTACTATTTCATCTGAACGGGCACGGGGATATTTTGAAAAAAACTTTCCCTACCTCTGTAGAACAATTGGCTGCTGTGCTAGCGATGATTCGTCCAGCTAAAAGGCATTTGATTGGAAAAGATTGGTCAACAATTATGAGTGAGGTTTGGACAAAACCCGTCGATGGCAGCTATTACTTTAAGCGATCTCATGCACTCAGCTACGCAATGGTAGTAGTAGTGCATATGAACTTACTCTGTCAGAAATTTAGCGAATCTTCTTGTTAGGGTTACGAACGAGTTGAATAGATTTTCTTTTAATTCGTTTCTCAGCTATTTCACTTAGATTAACAGTAGGTCCAAAAATGATATTTACATCCTTGCTATTAAATGTTTTGATGATAGGACGATATTGTATCATATCTAATTTTAAAAATATGTTGATAGGAATTTTACGATTCGATTCCCACCACCATATTTCTCCTAATTCTAAGAACCGGTGTTTATCATCATCTGATTTAAGTAGCGAATAGTCATAGATGCTAGTTACTTGTATAT